GCCGATCGCACGCATGGTGCCGCAAGAACCTCGGCGGCAGCCTCCTGGAATCGCCGCGCGATCTACACGCAGAATTCGGCAGCGACACCGAGCTGCTGATCATCCAAAACGCATTCATCGCTGCAGCCACCGGAGAACCCCATGGCACGTAACCCCAGAGCACTGCCGCAGACCCTGCCGGAGATCAGCGACTTCCGCGCCCGGCTGGACAAGGCCCAGCACGCGAAGGCGATGAGCTGGCTGTACGAGCGCAAGAGCTGGACGGTGGGCGACATGTGCCGTCACCTGATCGACGCGAAGATCATCCACACCGAGCGGAAGCTTCTGATCGAGGCATACCACGCCGTTGACCGCCTGCTGCGCGAGCTGATCAAGGCAGGCAAGGTCCGCGTCATCCCGTCCGAGCACCTGCTGATGTACGCCTGGGTGCGCAACGATGGCTGAGCGCGCTGTCTACGTCCCCGAGCTGCAGCTGCTGCACGCCATTCGGGGCGCCCTACGGGTCGAGCGCGAGAGCGAGCGGCCTTTGATCCTGGCCGGAGTCAGCGATTGGCTGGCACGGACCGGGCACACGATGCCGCGGATGACCGCGGCGATCAACCTGGACGAAACCACATGAATGACACAGCCAACAACACCATCGGCAACATCCGTCGCGCGGACCTTGGCCCAGTCAACGACGACGATGTTGAACGCGCAATCGTCACTGAGATCTACACTTGCGTGTATGACGAGCCGCTGGTGCTCTCCGGGCAATTGGGGCAGCTCAGCGTTGTCCGGTGCACCCTGCACGCAGGCCCTATCACCGCGAGTTGGATGGCATCTGTCGGGCCATTCTCCGTTTCAGCGGAAGATTGGGATACCGGCCGCCGGCAAGCTCGCGCTGGGGCCATTGAGGTGCTGCGCAAACAGCTGGGCGAAGAGATGGTAAAGGTTGACCTTACCGAGCCTTCGGCCCTTGCCCAGAGCGCTGAAGCCGCCACGGCCTTGGGCGCCGCATGCAGCAGCGGTGCGGGGCGCCCCACTCCAGCGCACGAGGGCGCAGGCGTTGCCTGGAACACCCCCCAGCGGACAACCCTCGTAAGCGGCGGCGCCAGCAGTTCGTTCGGCTACGCCAACGCAGGCGAGACACCCGAAGCCAGCTGCCGCGCCGTTGACCCAGGCCCGCCTGTGCTGGTGCCGCGTGGGAGCATTGAGCAGGTGCTGGACGGCGAGGTGCGCCGCGAGATCATTGAACAAACGGACAGCACCCGGATCACGCACTATCCGCGAATTCGACCCTATGAAGAAGACGGCCGCGCGGAGGCGTTCACTGCTCGGACCGAGGTCCGTTCACGTTTCGGATTGCACGCTTTCGAGGTTACGGTGGATGACCCAGACAAAGTGCGTGCAGATGCTGCGGTGCTCAGTGCCAAGATGGCGGCCCGGCAACAGCTCCGCGACGCCCTGAACGACGAGCTGATCGAGAAGCCCGAGGGGAGCCCGCCGCAGTGAGCGCCGCGCCGCCAATCCCACCAGAGCTGTTCGCGATCGGCCAGAGCCTGCTGGCTGATCGCAAGGACAACACGCACTGCACCGCGGACCCGATTTACACGGTGCAGAAAGAGCACCGGGTGTATTGGGTCGAGGATGGCGAAGACGGGGCAGTGTGGATTGAGGATGGCGAAGAGTGCGACGCTGCGCTGTCGGCCAGGCTGGAGCGCCGGCACCGCCGAGGGTGGGAGATCCCTGAGCGCTACAAGCGGTGCGGGTTCCTGGTCACCTGGGAGTTCGTTGACGTCTTCCTGTCGATTGAGGCAGCCAAGGCGATGGTCGAGAACATGAATCGGCGCCACGGAGAGAGGCACCGCCTGTACGTGGAGAGCGGCTACCGAAACCACGAGTGGCAGCTGCTGCAGACGTTCCTGATGGACCTTGCCAAGCACCACAACGCGACCGCCGGAGCGCCCAATGGCTGAGCCCACCCACACCATCGGCTTCGCCCGATCTGATATTCCCCTGCTACACGAAGCGTTGACGCTGAAGGTGGCGCAGATTGACCAGGGTCTGGCCAGCATTCGCCGCACAGAGCGGATGACCAGCGCAGATGCTCGGGCGATCTTCCCGGGCTACCGACTGGACGAGCAGCGGCGGCTGCGGTGCCAGGAGCTGATCGCCCATCTGAAGTCGCTGCCGCTGTAGCACATGTACCGCTTGACGCCCACTGACCTGCGGCACCTGGCTTGGATGGCTAGGTGCCAGCAGATCGCGGACATCGAGCACACAGACGACGAGATCCGCGCCGCCGCGCGCGCGCTCGACCGAGAGCACCACCTACCCGACCCTGAGCAGCTGGAGCTGCTGCCGGCCGAGTAACCACCGGGGACCGTGACACCGTGAATGACGACGCCCGTATCGCAGTGGGCCTGCCGGGGCACCACAAGACGAAGAAGTTGAAGCGCCGGCTGGGGGATTCGGGTGTTCTCGCCCTGGTCTGGCTGTTCTTGTACGCCGCGCAGCACCGCCCAGACGGCGACTTGGCCGGCATGGAAGACGAGGACATCGAGGACGCCGTTGACTGGAAAGGCGAGCCCGGAACGCTGGTAAAAACCCTGGTCGAGGTCCGCTTTCTTGAAGGCGATATCGGCGAGCGCCGGCTGCACGACTGGGCCGAGCACAACCCGTGGGCGGCCGGCTCTGAGGCGCGATCCGAAAAGGCCAGGTGGGCTGCTCTGTGCAAGCAACGAGGACGCCGCGAGGCTGCTCGACTGATGCCGGAGTATGCCGCGCGCTTGCTCGAAGGAAGCGACACGCACCCTCCTGGCACCAATCTAGCAGTGCCAGAAAGTGCTAGTAGCACTCCTGAGCACTCTTCTAGCAGTGCCCCGTCTCCGTCTCCGTCTCCGTCTCCGTCTCCGTCTCCGTCTCCGTCTCCGTCTCCGTCTCCAAAGCAAGAGCAAGAGCTATCTTCGCTTCGCTCAGATTCGTCATCGGACGGAGCCGATGACAGCGAACGGCCGGCAGATCTGCCTGCAGACCCGAAAGAGCGCAGGGCCCACGAGATCACGGCCGAGGCGATCGCGGCATACAACGCAGCGCTGGCGAAACCCACCGGGCTGCTGCCGGCCGTGGTGTTGCTGACGCCACAGCGCCGCAAGCAGGTGAAGCGCTGCATCGGTGTCGCGACGCTGATCTGCGAAAAGATGAACGGCAGCAAGCGCATCACGCCCGACTTCTGGGCGACCTACTTCGACGCCTGCGCCCAGGATCCGTTCTGGTCCGGCCGCGCTCCGCCTGGTCGCGGGCACGAGGGATGGACCCCCGACTTCAAGAACCTCACCCACCCCGACGTCATGACGCGCATCTTCGAGCGCACCGTGTCCGACGAGCCACTGGAGCCAGGCGCATGACCGTCGAGATCATCACCGGCGACTGCCTCAACACCCTGCGCACGCTGCCGGCAGAGTCCGTGCACTGCTGCATCACGAGCCCGCCGTACTTCGGTCTGCGCGACTACGGCCTGCCGCCGACGCATTGGCCGGCTGTTGAGTTCAGCCCGATGCCCGGCCTCCCAGTGATCGCGGTGCCGGCGCAGGCCTGCTGCCTCGGCCTGGAATCCGACCCGTGGGCCTTCATCGGCCACATCGTCGCGGTGTTCCGCGAAGTGCGTCGAGTACTCCGGGCCGACGGCACGCTGTGGGTAAACTTCGGGGATAGCTATGCCAACGACGGCAAGTGGGGCGGCAGCAGTGGCGGTAAGCACGCACGCGCCCTGCATGGGGACACCGGAATCGGCCGCACGAAGGCGCAAACCGGCCTCAAGCCCAAGGACATGATGGGCATCCCCTGGCGCGTCGCCTTCGCCCTGCAGGCGGACGGCTGGTATCTGCGGCAGGACATCATCTGGGCCAAGCCCAACCCGATGCCGGAGAGCGTCACCGATCGCTGCACGAAGGCGCACGAGTACCTGTTCCTGCTGTCGAAGTCGCCGAGGTACTACTTCGACGCTGAGGCGATGCGGGAGCCTGCGGTTGCTCAGACGCCAGCGGGCAACGGATTCGCGGGCAGACAGGGCGGGGCGGCTCACATGCCCATGTCTGGCGGCGCCGGCAGCAGCGAGCCGTGGAGGCCGCGCAGCAAGCGCGACACCTTCAAGCGCGAAGGCAGCAAGCGTGCGCAGGCGATCCCTGGGCAATCGGTCGGGACGCATCGGCCTGACCGCGCTGAATCGGAGTTCGATACCGAAACCCGCAACCGCCGCAGCGTCTGGACTGTCGCCACCCGCCCATTCAAGGGCGCCCACTTCGCCACCTTCCCGCCTGCCCTGATCGAGCCGTGCGTGCTGGCCGGCTGCCCCAAGGGCGGCAAGGTGCTCGACACGTTCGCCGGTGCTGGCACTACCGGGCTGGTGTGCCAGCGCAACGGGCGCGACGCGGTGCTGCTGGAGATCAAGCCCGAGTACTCCGCGATGGCTGACGCACGCATCCGGGCAGAGCGCCCGCACCCTGACCTGTTCGAGGCAACGCCATGACCCCCGAAGTGCTCGACCGCATCCACGCCGCCTATGAGCTACTGCAGGGCCGCAAGCGCTGGCACGAACCGGTGCCGGTATGGCTGACGCCGCGAAAGTGCCTGATTGTGGGCGTCCGGCCGCGCATGCCCGAAGAACGCACGCTGGTGGCGCGCTACACCCAGCCGCTGCCGTCGCTCGAAGAGTTCACCGGCGATGTGGAGTTTGAGCTGAAACAGGCGGGGTTGCTCGATGTCGGCGGCCCTATCCGCGCCCAGATCCTGCGGGTGATCACCGCATCGCCCAAGCCAGTCTCTGCGCGGCAGATCGCCGACCAGGTGCTGTGCGACATGACGACGGTGGCGAAGCATTGCCGCGAGCTCACGGCAGCAGGCGCGATTCAGCACTTCGGCGAGACTGGCCGCCGCGGTCGCCCGCACAGCTGGTGGATGCGTCCAACAACCAACACCCCCGCCGCCCTGCCCGCCGGCCGAGGCTCGCCCACACGCTGCGTCGGCCGCCGCCCTGCGGCAGATGCCAAGACCTGCGCCGTGCGCGCCTGCTGCGCCCGCTTCCGCGCGATCGACGGATGGAACGACATGTCCGACGAGCTGAGAGCCACAACCCGCATGGCTTCGCACCTGTGCGAGGACAGCGATGGATTCCCCCACTACCTGGAGCCGCAGCCATGAGCGACATGCGAAAGCAGTGCAGCTACGACACCGGCACCCGCCCAACCACCCCACGGAGAACCGACATGCCCACAGACCCACAGCAGCCCGCCGGCCTCGGCGACGTCAACAGCAACGAGCCCGGCAGCGGCGCGCGCTTCAACGCAGGGAAACCCACCTTCGAGCTCGTGCCCCTGATCGCCTTCGAGGACTGCGCGCGCGTCTTCGACTACGGCCGAAAGAAGTACGCGGAATGGAACTGGGCCAAGGGCATGCCCTGGTCGGCCCCGCTGGGTTGCCTGCTGCGCCATATGAGCGCCTGGCAGGCCGGCGAAAACAACGATGCCGAGAGCGGCCTGCCGCACCTGGCGCACGCCATGGCGAACCTCGTGATGCTGAGCACCTACGCCCGCACCTACCCGCAGGGCGATGACCGCACGACGTGGCTGCAGCCAACCTGGGTCGGCATCGACCTGGGCAAGCCGCTGGAACCCGGTGTCAGCAACTTCGACACTGCGCTTGCCGAGCAGATCAAGGCAGCGCGGCACCAGCTCAACCGCGCCCGCGAAGATGTTCAGTTCGTCGCGATGCAGCGCGCGGACGCACAGGAGACGCCATTCTTCGACTTCGCCGGCACCAGAATCATGGAGGGCGATGAGATCCGATGCAGAGCTAGCGGCCTGGGCGGGCGCGTATACAAGGGTCCGTTGGGTGACTGGCGGGTTGACTACGGCCCCACGTTCGGTGCGCTGCGGAGCGCGGTCGAGATCGGCGAAGCGGTGGTCGAGAAGCCAGCTTCGCCGTTCAAAAGCGCGGCAGTGTCAGAGTGGTACAAAGGCGCACGCGCCGAAATGCTGGCAGGCGCGGCGCGCGATGGGATACCGTTGCGCTGCACCGGCGACCCCGGGAACTGCCCTGAGAACAACGGCGCCGGGTGCTGCAACCCGAACCCGCAGCCCTCGCCCGCCGAAGACCCCGAGCGCGCCGCGTATCTGCGGCGGTGGGAGGGGGCGCCGGATTGGGCGATGTGGCTTGGACAGGACGATGACGGCGCGGCGGCGTGGTTTGACAGAAAGCCTCTCAACCACATCATTGTCGGCTGGCACATCGAGGAAGGCAGGTCAGAGCCAGCGCCCCAAGGCATCCTCGGCTCCGTCCGCTGCGAGCCCCGCCCACAGCCAGCAACACCGGCTAAACTGCCATGGCCCGATCGGCCGCTAGTCACGGTGGACTGCACGGCTGAAGACCTCGCCGCCGTCGACGTGGACCTGCCCGACGACATCCGGAAACAGCGCGCAGGCCTGTTTGCCGAGCGCAACGCGCGTTTGGCGCTATGGAAGGACGCCCCTGCTGATGCGGACTGGCTGACCGAGGACAAGGCCGGCGCATGCCACTACTGGCGCGGCAATCGGCCGCCGCTCAAGGACGGGTTGTGGTGGGCGGATCACGGGACGACGTTCCTGCGCCGCGCCATGAAGGACGGCAAGATGGGCCGTGTTGCATGCAGCCCCCGCCCGCAGGAGCTTCGGTCCGCTGATGTCCCCGCCCCAGCTCCGGCGGGCGAACACGCCAAGCGGTTTGAGCGCTGGAAGAACGCCCCGGAATGGGCTGAGTGGCTGACGCAGAATCCCAAGAACGACAGGCGGGCGTGTGCATTCCACGAGAAGGAACCCCCCGGCCTGTTCGACTTCGGGCGTTGGACGTCCGCAGATGGCGGCAGAACTGCCCCTGCTGGGCACAACCTGCTGCCCGACGGAGTGACCATTGAGCGCCGCCCCCAAGAGCTGCGCACCACAGCGGTTGGTCCGCAGGCCTTCACAGCGCACGTTGACCGCGACGTGAAGGCCGGGGAGGTGGTGTTCACCCACGAAGTGACGCAGCCGTCTCCGGAAGATCTCGCCGCAGCCGAAACGAAACTGCTACGCGAGGTGCTGAAGCGCGCGCGCGCAGTGGGGGCCTACGATTGGTCGGAAAACGACGAAGACGCGGTGCACGCGGTCACGCGCTTGGCCGATGCAGTCGACCGCTACGAAGCCCGCTTCGGCAAGCAGGGGGACTGATGGACCCCACCGAGCTACTGCGCCAGCCGCCCTTCAGCCGCGACGCCGAGGAAGCGGTACTCGGCGCGCTGCTGCTGGCGCCTACCGCGCTACCGAAGGTCGCAGAGTTCCTGCAGCCGGAAGACTTCTACAACCGCGGCCACGGACTGCTGTACGCCGCAATCCGGCAGGCCGTGGCCGAGCTTCCTGCCGACGGCAGCCAGACCATGGACTGCTGGACCCTGGGCGATCGCATCGAAGGCACCGAGCTGCACACGCAGTGGGGATGGACGCCGGTTGAGCTGGTCGACCTGATGACCCACACGCCCAGCGCGGCCAACATCCGCGCCTACGCCGACATCATCCGCGAGCACTCAGCCAAGCGGCAGCTGATCAGCGCATACATGCAGGGGATCGAGTCGCTGTATTCCGACCGCACGCGTGGCGCCGCCGAGATCGCCGCGAAGGTGCATCAGGCCACGGTGCACATCACCGGCCGCGCGGAGCGTAGTGGCGGGCTGCGGCCCATGAAAGAGTTCGTGCGCAGCTGGTTCCACGACCTGCAGGGGCGATACGAGCGCGGCGAGACGATCACGGGCCTGTGCAGCCCCTGGGCGATCATCGACGCGAAGACCTTCGGCTGGCAGCCCAAGCACCTGATCACAGTCGCCGGCCGGCCGGGCATGGGCAAATCCATCTTCGGCTGGGAGCAGGCGGTGCACACCGGCGCGCAAGGCAAGCGAGCGGCGATCTTCTCGCTTGAGATGGGCGGTGACGAGCTTGTGCAGCGCAGCGTCTCCAGCCGTGGCCGGGTGCCGTGGGACTTCCTGCGCAGCCCGCGTGCCTGGCGCGGCGGCGACGATGAAGAGTTCTGGGCGCGCACCGCGACGATCGCCGGCGACATGGCGCAATCGAAGATCCTGATCGACGAAACCCCTAGCCTGACGATCGGGCAGATCGAATCGCGGGCCGAGCGCGCGCACATGGAAGAGCCGCTGGCGCTGATCGTGCTCGACCACCTGCACCTGACCGACATCGAGCAGAAGAGCAACCAGAACAAGGCCGACGCGCTGGGCAAGGTCAGCGGGGGCCTGAAGCGGCTTGCAAAGCGGCTGAATATCCCAGTGATGGCGCTGGCGCAGCTCAACCGCGGCAACACCCAGCGGCCCGACAAGCGCCCAACGATGGCCGATCTGCGCGACTCGGGCGCTATCGAGCAGGATTCGGACGTGGTGTTGCTGCTGCACCGCGATGACTACTACCAGCCGCCCGGCACGCCGAAGACGCACCGCACGGAAGTGATCTGGGGCAAGGGCCGCGGCCTGCCCGCTGGTGACACCACGGTGCTCCGCGACCGCTACGACCAGATGCGGCTGGAAGAGTGGGGCGAAGACGGCCCACCCGAGCCAGCCCCCGAGCCCACCACGCCCCGCGAGCCCGCCCGGTCATGGGGCCGGCGCGGATCCAAGGCGATAGCACGACAGGACGAAGAATGATTGCCTACCTGGTCGACAAGAACCTGAGCCTGATCACCATCCGCGCGCTCACGCCGCTGATGCTGGAAGACATCCGTGGGGCCAAACGGCTGATTGCGACGATGACCCGCTTCGAGGGTGATGACGTGAAGTACGAGGACGTTGCGGTGAATCTGTTGGGACAAGTCCACCCGTGCCGCCCGGATCATCTTGTTCTGGAGATTCCTTCTCGCTGGGAATTCGAACTCGTGAATCTGTTCCCGGACTGGAATTGCCGATCCTACAATGAGTTCCAAGAGGCGGTTCAGCTGTTCGAAATGTGGCGCAGCGAGCGAGCTGGAGCAGCCCACAACGTGAGCACAGGAGCTACCGCCGATGGCAATCGCTGAATACCTGATCCCCTGCAAGACCAAGAACCCGCTCAACGGCAACCGCGAGCACTGGACGAAGGTGTCCGCGACGCGCAAAAAGCAGAAGAAAATGGCGTGGGCGCTGACGCCTCGGCGCATGCGCGCCCCGTGCATCGTCCACATGACGCGCCTGGGCGTGCGCGTCATGGACGACGACAACCTTGGCGCGAGCCTGAAATCCATCCGAGACGGCATTGCTCAGGCGCTCGGCATTGACGACGGCGACACCACGGCCGCGCGCTGGGAGTACGCACAGGCCCGCTGCAAGCGCGGCGAGGAAGGCGTGCGCGTGCGGATCAGCAACGGCAAGGACTTGCCGACATGAGCCAAGCGCCGATCGAGCCGCAGGATTTCCTCCACGGGCCGAAGGTGGTCGATATCGGCGACCTGCGTGTCGCACGCGGCATGACACGACGCCCGCATTCTTCGTGCCGGCATGCGCACCTGGTCTACGACGAGCGCGAGCGCCGCGTCTGGTGCACGGACTGCGAAACGGAGGTTGAGGCGTTCGACGCCTTCGTTCAGATCGTCGGGCACTTCTCAGCCGCCCAGGGCAGCATCGAAAGGCGCAGGCAGGAGCTTGCCGAGGCCGAGGCATTCGCCCTGCGCAGCCGGGCGGCAAAGCGAATGGATGAGTATTGGCGCAGCACCACGATGGCGCCGCTCTGCCCGCACTGCACACGCGCGATCCTTCCCGAGGACGTGGTGAACGGCCTGGCGCAGACGTCGAAGAGCTTCGAGTTTGCGGCCAGAAAGAAGCGGGAGAAGCCAGCGCGCGCCCCTCAGGATGTGCAGCCATGAGCGCCGCCGAGCGGATGCTGTGCATGCTCAGCCCGCAGAGCCTCGACCCCGCGCGCTTGCTCGAAGGCGCCAGCAGCACCAGCCCGCTCCGCACGGATGCCATGCAGGTGCGCGCAGCGCTGGAGTCGATGCGGCCGCGCGTGCTGTGCACGGCCCTGCTGCTGCGGCACCTGCCTGACCTGGTGCACGAGTCGGAGAGCTCCGTCTACCACCTGCACCTGCTGACAGAGCTGCAGCAGCGCCGTCAGAAGGAACCGCACTGGACGCGCAGGCTGCTGCACCAGGCCGGCATCGTGCGCGCCGCGGTAGCCGAGACAACGAGCCCCGAGCGCGTGTGCCGCGCGTGCGTAGGAGAAGGCCGTAGCCTGCCAGCCGCCGGCGCGCTCGTACGCGTGCCGCAGCCCTGCCGGCATTGCGACGGCACAGGGCTCAGGCGGTGGACGGAGAGCAAGCGGCGCCGGGCCGCAGGCGTGCGCAGTGAAAGCACCTGGGCGCGCAGCTGCGCTGATGCCCATGCGTGGCTAGTGCGCTACATCGAGCAGCACCAGCGCGAGGGTGAGCGGGTGCTGGCAAAGACCGTCGGGGCGTAAACAATTGTCGACGGCAGAGCAAACCGGATTGCGCAATCCGGTTTGACGTGGGATGATGCTCTCAAGCCGGCAAGGGGCCGGGTTGGAGACGCAAAATGATCACTAAGTTGTTGGAACTGCTGGCGGCATCAGAAGAAAAGCTGACGGCACACGTCCATGACTGGAATGCCTACGCCAACAATGGCAACGGTGGGCGCACCGTCGAGCTGAGGTACGTAGGCGCCTACAGCGGGCCGCTCTATTCCCGCGAGGTTCACCCAACTACGCAAAGCGCTGAAGATGCCGCTGCGCTTCTCCGAGTCCATCTGGGCGAGGCCAGCTGCCGCTGCGCTACTTGCTCCGCAGGAGTGGTGTCATGAGCGAGTTTGTGAAGTTCCTCGGCGGCTGCGCACTGGGCGGCAAGCAGGTGGCAGTCTACAAAGACGGCGACGGCTTCCGCCTCGCTGCTGAAACGGTCGGCGGCAAGCCCGTGACCTACACCTACAAAGACCGCGCGGGCATCCGGCAGGTGGCGACAGTGCGCGACAAGCACCTGTCGGCCGAAGGCATGGAGGCCTTCGAGGAAGCGGTTTCAGCCGGCTATCAGCCGCGAGACGCGAACATCGTGAACCGCGCGCTGCGTGCGATGGGGCACCCCGGCATGAAGGATTCGCGAGCATGAGCACCGACGATTACAGCCGGCTTGAGGCGCAAGTCGCATACGAAGATGCGCGCAAGGCGCAGCGCCGGGGAAAAGATGCTGAGTTTGCAGCGCGGAAAGAAGCGCGGCAGGCCAAACGTCGCGCGCTTACCTTCGCCGAAGCACTGAAGGGATTCATCGCCACGGCCCGTCGCGAGCTACGGCTGGAAACCAGCGACCAGAGCCTGATGCTGCTGATCATGGACGGGCTGCGCACGCTGTCGCCGGACGAAGAGCAGGATGCGGTAGACGCCGAAGTGCTGGCAGGTGCGATTGAAGTGGTCGAGTACCAGATGCGGCCAATGGAGCACCAGACCCATGGATGACACCGCCCGCGCCACAATGGCGGCCCAGCGCGCCGCCGCGAACCGCGCCGCGCAGATACAGTGGGCGAAAGGCCACGCCCGCACTGGCTACCCGCTTTATCTGCGGCTGGCAGAGGCCTGCCGCCAGTGCGCTGACGCGCAAGGCGCGCTGGCGGCCTGCTACAGCCAACCCCAACAGCCCGAGCCGCGCCCGTCATTCTGGCGGCGCGTTGGCCAATTCTTCGGAGTGACCCCATGAGCCTTTCAGCACAGATCGCAGCTCTGCCCACAACGCCGAGCCCGGCAAAGCCCGGCGAGGAACACCTGCAGCTGCAGCGCATGGAAGTCGCAGCGGATGCTTTGGCAAACGCGACGCTCGAATGCACCGCGGCGAGTTCGTGCCCTGCCGGGCCGTTACTCGACGTGATCAACGCCCTTGCTGATTACGTCCACGTCCGCACCAAGGGCGGCGCGGCATGAGCAGGAAACGCACGATCCGCAAGGCATCAGCCGTGACGCTCGCCGCCCGCGCGAAGCGAATCGACGGTGGCGCGAAGCGCATCGAGGTGGTGTTCACCGCTGAGGATCTGGTCCGGCTTTCCGTGCTGCGCGCCTCGGGCTACGGCGTGACAGACGCCGACATGATCCGCCGAGCTGTGCACGACGCGGCCCGGCTGCTGCCGCACATCACAACGCCCGCAAGGTGAGTTGACAAATGGGGGTTTTTACCCCCTAAATTCCCCATCCTGTCCGTTCCCTGCCCTGAGCCCCGCGCTAACCCCGCGGGGCTTTTTCTTTGGAGCATCCCATGAGCAAGAGCCAGCCCCGTGGCATCCGCAACAACAACCCGGGCAATATCGATCGAACCAAGCCGAAACGCACGCCGTGGCAGGGTCAAGTTCCGGCCGACCAGCTGACCGACCCACGCTTCGAACAGTTCGAGCACGCGAAATGGGGCATCCGGGCAATCTGCCGTACGCTGATCACGTACCAGGACAAGCACGAGCTGGCCAGCGTGCGCGAGATCATTGACCGCTGGGCACCGCCGGTCGAGAACAACACCGAAGCCTACATCCAGGCAGTGGCGCGGAAGATCGGCGTGGCGCCGGATGAGGCGATCAGCGTCCACGAGTACGACGTCATGCGCGAGCTGGTGGTGGCGATCATCACCCACGAGAACGGCCAGCAGCCGTACAGCGGCGCAGTCATTGACGAAGGCCTGCGCCTGGCTGGTGTGGTGCCAGCGAAGGCGAAGCCCGCGAGCCGCGACCCGGTGAATGTTGGTGGCGCGGTCGCGCTGGCCGGCGCCGGCGCCGAGATGGCCAGCCGTGTCGCCGGGTCGAGTGAAGCGGCTGAAGTCGCCGAGCAATCGGACCTGTTGAGCGAAGCGCTGCCGCTGATGTCCATGATCGGCGGATGGGCGCTGACGCTCACAGTGGCCGCCGCCGTAGGCCTGCTAGCCTATCGCTGGTGGCAGCGCCGGCAGGGCGTTGAGTGATGGGGCGGGGTGAGGCAAGGGGCGCCAAGGAGAGATCGGCATGGAAGTGACCGCGTTCATCTCATTGACATCAGGGCTCGTCGCGATCATCGGCACCATCGTCGGATGGGTGCTGGTCCTGCAGCGACGACTGCACGAGCTCGACAAGCGCGTGCAGCGACAGGAAGACACCAGCGTCAAGACTCCGGAGCTGGTGACCGCAATGCGCGAACTGCGCGACTACCTTGACAAACGGTTCAAGGAGATCGAGCAGGATCTGGAGCCGATCAAGCGACAGTTGGCGGTGCTTGCTGATCGGGAAGGGCTCACGGATGTTGGCTACGAGGGGCCGAACACACGAGCAAAGGCGAGATCGAATGGATGATCGCGAGGACAGCCTACTGTTGCGCGCCCTGCGCGGCGGGAACAACACCACGACCGTCAACGTCAACGCCGGCGGCGTAGGCGTCTGGCTGTGCTTGACTGCATTGCTCGTGGTCTGCGTGGTGTCTGTCGTGACCGCCAGTGAACGCGCCAAAGATGTGGCTCGCCAGGACAAAGAAATCAGCGATCTACGCGACGATGTGCAGACCTTGAATGACTATCTCAGCGCCATCTACATGCAGGCCCCACACCTCAAGCCAAAGGAACCAGAGCAATGAGCCGTCCCACTATCATCATCATCACGCCGCCGCCCGAACAGCTGGCAGCGGTCATCTCTGCCATTGTGGCGGCGCTGAGCGATCAGCCGGCGCCTGCTGCAGCAGAAGTCGGAAACACCAACAACAGCGACGGGAGCGAGACATGAAGCGGATCGGAGTGGTGGGTGTGATGCTGGTGGCGGTACTGGCGCTGGCAGGGTGTGCGACGACGAAGCTCAACGAAAACCACAAGGCGTCCACGGATGCGTTCGTGCACCAGCAGACGCAGGTGTCAACGGCCATGCAGAAGCTGGCGGACGCGACCGCGTGCGGAACCGATGCGCGGTGCGTGGAGAACACCAAGGCCTTCGCGGCGATGACGATGCTGGGCATGGGGGTCAGTGGTGGCGGCTCGGCCGTGCCGGTGCACGTACAGCAGGAGCACCCGGCGTGGCGGTTGCTCGACATCTTCGGGATGGGCCTGCGCGATGGAATCCGCGAATACGGCGCTACCACGCGGTCTGAGCACATGCGTGATCTGTCGATCGAGCAGGAGCGAGGGCGAACGGCGACCGGGTTGGCGTCGTTCGGGCTGGCGGCAGCCGCGGTCGAGTCTGGCGGACGGCTGGGCGAGGCGTACGCAGGCGCGCTGCCTGGGCTGGCGCCGACGCAGACCTACACGTCGGGTGGACCGATGTCGCTCGGATCCATGAACATCGGCGACCAGGCCGGACACGACAACGTGCGCGACGGCTCGCAGGTTGGCCACAGCGGGCCGATCAACACGGGCACCGTCAACACCGGTGGCGTGATCGGAGCCGGACAGATTGGCAACGGCCGGCAGAACGCGCCAGGGCCGTGGACAGGGAACAACGATGGGGCCGGCTGCGTTGGGCCTGGGTGTCAGCGCGTGCCGCTGCCGGAGTTGGAAGACGAAGAGGAAGGCGAGTGAGCATCGAAGACGAGATCCAGGCCAAGAGCCTGACTGCATCGCGGGTGACGCCGGCTGATGTTGAGGCCGAGATCGTGGGCGAGCACTACTTCTCAGCTTTTCACGGCGTGCATGGGTGCTCTGGGCTGGGAGCCGCCCTTGCTCTCCCGAAGTGGCACGCGATGGACGATGTGACGTTCTGCGTCCTCGTGCTGCGCAATGGGTGCAAGGTGATCGGGATCAACTACGGCCCGGTCGATCGAACCAACTTCGATAAAGAACACGGCCGACGCGATGCACGCGCAGACGCCATTCGGCAGGTCTGGCCGCTGGTCGGGTTCCGGCTGCGAGATCAGCTTGCAATCGGCGTGCTGACTGAGGCGGATGCTGCTGCTGATCTGGCAGGCACGCCACGGCCGGATTGGTCTTCATTCTCGTCGCCGGAAACACCAGCATGATCACCCGCGCACTGATCACGTACGCGCTGCTAGCCGGGTCGGTCGCAGCCAATGGATGGTTCGCGATCGACAAGCTGGGCGAGAGTGGGCGGCACAAGGCAGCGTGCGAACTGGCTGCGGCCAAGGCACAGGCCGAGGCTTACGGCGCGCGCGCGGGCATGCTGGAGTGGCTGGTGCAGCAGGGTGCGCGGGACACGGAGGCGACCTTCGCGCGGCTGGATGCGGTAGCCGAAAGAGCGCAGGAGCGGGTGACGCGCTGGCGTGACCGGCCGTTGCCCGTGCCGACGTGCGGGCCTGGGCAGGATCGGCTCGACGCTACCAACGAGATGCTGGGGCATGGCCATGAGTAGGCTGATCGTGGGGCTGTTGGCGATGCTGCTGGCCGGGTGCGAGACGATCCAGACGGTGGTCGAAGACAAGCCGCCGACGCCGATCGTGTGCGAGGACGCGTGCAAGAAGCCTTGCGATGACGCTGCCGCGGTGGCGAAGTGGACATGCAGCAACCCTGATGCCGGCGAGTGCTGGGACCAGCAACAGGAGCAGGTCACCAACCCCCTGATTGAGCTGGCGGAGCGCTGCGAGGTGAAGCGGCAGGCGTGCTTTGCGTGCATTGAGCGCGCAGAAACTGCGGGCGCGACATGCGGGACCGTGATGGACTGCAAAGCCAAGGAGTAGACCGTGGCACGAGGTGGGCGACCCAATCCGCATCAGAAGCTGCGCAACAGCAGTCGGCTCCAAAACGGGCTGAATCTGAAGCAAGCCGCGTTCGCCGCCGCCTATGCGGCCAATGGCGGGCAGGGCAAGGCTGCGGCGATCGCGGCCGGGTATGTGGAGAGCAACGCCGAGTCGCGGGCGTCGAAGCTGCTGACGGAGCCTGCGGTCCAGGCTGAGATCAAGCGGATTACGATGGCGGGCGCGGCACGCGCTGAGGTGACGGTCGAGCGGATCATGGACGAGCTGGCACTGGGCGGCTTCGCCGACATCACGGACTTCGTGGAGTGGGACAAGAAGGGCGTTCGGCTCAAGGATTCGGCGAAGCTGGACAAGGCCAAGCGGCGCGGGATCGTGGAAGTCAGTGAAGGCGCGCACGGGATCAGGATCAAGCTCATGAGCAAGGTCAACGCGCTGGAGCTGATGGGCAAGCAGATCGGGATGTTCAAGCAGCAGCTGGAGGTGGCCGGGGCTGGTGAGGGGCCGGTCGGATTCATCGTGGTGCCGGCAAAGGTGGCGCCGAACGACATCCCGCAGGAAGTGAAGGCGCATGTCGAAGTCGATGACGGAGACGACTAAACCAGCGGCACCACCCATCATCTGGCAGCCGCTGCCAAAGCAAGCCGAATTCCTGGCGTGCTCAGACTTCGAGGTGCTGTACGGCGGCGCGGCTGGCGGCGGCAAGTCAGACGCGCTGCTGATCGATGCATTGGGCATCCCGTACGGCGGCCCGCAAAACCCAAAGTGGCGCGCCATCATCTTCCGGCGCACGTCGCCCGAACTGGCCGACCTGATCGACCGCAGCCATGAGCTGTACCCGGCAGCGATGCCCGGGGCGAAGTACAACGAGCAAAAGAGCTGTTGGACGCTGCCAGGCGGCGGCAAGGTGTTTCTGAGCCACCTTCAGCACGACACCGACCGGTACAAGCACCGCGGCCGCGCATACAACTGGGTCGGCTTCGATGAGCTGACGCTCTGGTCGACTGATCTTTGCTGGGAATACCTGATCACGCGCATTCGTACCACCGACCCGCGGCTGCCGCAGGTGATCAGGGGCACCACCAACCCGGACGGGCCCGGTCAGAAGTGGGTCATGGAGCGCTTCGGCATCGACGAACAGGGCGGGCCGACCCGACAGACCCGCACAATTAATCGCGAGTTCTGGGACGAGGCGGCCGGGGAGTACGTCGAGCGGCCGGCGGTCACCGCAATCACCTTCATTCCAGCCAAGCTGGTCGACAACAAACACCTGCGCGGTACGGGCTACCGCGAGAACCTGCTCGACCGACCGCCTGAGGTGCGCGAGGCGCTGCTGCTGGGCCTGTGGCGCGGCAACGCGGTCAAGGGCGCCTACTACGCCAACCAGATGGCGAAGGTGCGCCAGGAGGACCGAATCACGCGCGTGCCTTGGCTGGTGGACGTGCCGGTGAACACCTTCTGGGATCTGGGCATGAACGATGCGACATCAATCTGGTTTCATCAGTTCGCCGCCCTGGCGCATCGGTTCCCGCTGGCATACGAGAACAGCGGAGAGACGCTGCAGCACTACGTGAACTTCCTGCAGGCAGTGGCCAAAGAGCACGGCATCGTCTACGGCACGCACTATCTGCCACACGACGCAGACAACCGAAGCCTACACACAGGCAAGACGGCAAAGATGGTGCTTCAAGAGGCACTGCCTGGGCATCGGTTCGAGGTGCTTCCACGGACGCCAAGTGTGACCCTAGGCATCCAGCAAACACGAGTGGCGTTCCCGCATGTGTGGATGGATCGCCAGGGCTGCGCTGACGGCATCGCAGCGCTCGATGCCTACCGCAAGAAGTGGAACCAACGCACCGAATCGTGGACCGACGAGCCCGAGCACGACCGTTTCTCCAACTATGCAGATGCGTTCAGGCAGTTCGGTGAGGGATACTTCCCCCGCCATCGGCATCGGGCGACGGTCACCAACGAAGCACGCGAGGGCCGCCCACGGCGCCGCGCCACCAAAAAAGGCAGCTGGAAATCCGCATGAGCACGATCTTCGTTCCAGGTTCACACCTCGCCAGCGCGTCCGCCGCGGCCGCCCGACCTGGGCAAGAGGCGCAGGCGGTGCTCGACGCCGAGGTGATGCCCACACTGGCCGCGTTGAAGCTGGACCTCAGCCAAGCCAAGGCGATCGGGAGCAAGGGCGATCTGCTGCTGTTCCGGGCCTACAAGGATTTCGGCATGGGTGCGCGGCCGGCCATGCTGCTGGCCCGCCGACGCGACCCAGCCACCTCGCACGTATGGTTCCCGCTTGAATCGCTGTGGATCATCCGCGAGGGCGATCAGGCAGTGTCTGCAGCGATGAAAATCGCCAACCAGATCTACGGATTCGCCACCAAGGACGATGCGCACCGCGTGCTGGACTGCCTGTTCGAGTTCGCGGAAGACCTAGTGCGTACCCCGCCCGACCCGCGCATGACGGCGCGCCAGTGGCTGGATGCGTGCGAGGAAGATGGCCTGACCGTGACGCACAGCTATGGGCCTGATGCCAATGGATAACGTCCGCACCGACTCAGCGTTTGACCCAGACAGCCGGTACAACCCGAAAAGCGGTGTGCGGGTCGAATCGCTGGCCGGTGAGGCCACGCCCTCGCGCAAAGCCGAGGAAGAGGCCCGCGATATCCTGCGGCTGGTCACGGACTACTGGAGCGAGGGCCGCGACATGCACGCGGACAACCGCCGCGAGCAGTTCATCGACAGCGATTTCTACGACGGCGACCAGTTCGACCCGGAAACACGCGCTGAGCTCGAAGAACGCAACCAGGCGCCTCTGGTCTACAACATCGTGCACCCGACGATCCAGTGGGTGGTGGGCACCGAGCGCCGGACCAGGATCGATTGGAAGGTGCTTCCCCGCGGCAGCGAGGACGTGGAAGCCGCCGGCGCCAAGACCAGCCTGCTGAAGTACGTGAGCGATGCCAACTCGGCCGGCTGGAAGCGCAGCGCGGCGTTCAAGGACAGCGTGCGCGTGGGCGTGGGCTGGACTGAAGAGTTCCTGCGCACGGATGCGCTGGAGGAAGAGGTGGGCATCCGGCATCAGCGCTGGCAGGAAATGTGGTGGGACCCGTTCTCACGCGACCCGGACATGCGCGATTGCCGGTGGATCGACCGGAACAAGTACCTCGACCTCGACTACGCGATCGCCATGTGGCCGCAGCACGCGGATGCGCTCCGCGCGGCGGCTGTGCAGTTCGCGGAGGCCGAAGAAGACAAGGTAGACGAGTGGGATCTGCCGGGCATCTTCATGACGGCCGACCGCCGCGATGACCCGCGGCGCCGCTTCCTAGGCGTGACTGGCAACAGCAACCGCTGGCGGACGCGGGTGCGCGTGCATGAGACGTGGTTCAAGCGGCCGAAGGTGCAGCGCCGCGTGCGCGCGCTGATTGAGGACTTCTCGGACCTCAACGGCGCCGCCTTCGACCCGGCCGAGCCGCTGCCCGACGAGATCCAGCGTGCCAAGGACCGTGGTGTGATCAGCCTGGTCGACTCGCTGACGGACACCATGTGGTGCGCGTTCTGGATTCCGGGCGTGCTGCTGCAGTCGCGGCCCAGCACGTACAGGCACAACCAGTTCCCGTTCACGCCGATCTGGTGCTACCGCCGCGAGCGCGACGGCATGCCGTATGGCCTGATCCGCATGGTCCGCGACCCGCAAGAGGACTACAACAAGCGCCGCGGCAAGGCGCTGTTTGCGATGTCGACGCATCAAGTGCTGTACGAGGACAGCGCATTCCACGAGGACGATGAGGACGAGATGCTGGAGCAGGCCACCATGCCCAATGGGCAGGTGCGGCTGGCTTCTGGCGGCCTCGCGAAGATCGAAATCAAGACCATGGCTGATGTGGCCAAGGGCCATCTGGAGCTGGCGGAGCAGAGCAAGACCCAGATTCTGGAGACGTCGGGCGTCACGCGGGACAACCTGGGGCAGGAGAGCGGCGCCACCAGCGGCCGGGCCATCCTGGCAAAGCAGCAGCAGGGCGCGGTGGTGACCGCTGAGGTGTTCGACAACTACCGCCTCGCGATCCAGCTGTCTGGACAGAAAGTGGTCAGCATCATGGAGCAGTTTGTGTCCATGCCGAAGCAGATCCGCATCCTTGGGCCCACCGGTGGCGCCGAGTTCCTGATGCTCAACGAGCCCGTGTTCGACGCGGAGACGGGGCAGGTGTGGTTCCGCAACGACGTCACCCGCGGCATCGCGGATTTCGTGGTCGACCAGCAGGACTACCGAGAAACGCAGCGCATGGCGATGGCTGAGCAGCTGTTCGAGATGATCGGCCGCCTGCCGCCGGAGATGGCCATCATGCTGATGGACCTGCCGATCGAGCTGAGCGACATCCCCAACAAGGCCGAGTTCATCCGCCGCATTCGGGCCATGAATGGCACCGATGCGCCGCCCGAAGATCCGAACGCAGCGGCCGAGCGGACAGCGCAGCAGCAGGCCGCGCAGCAGGCGCAGCAAGCGCAGGATGCGCTGCTGGCAGCCAAGACGGACAAGGAGCGCGCTGCGGCCGAGAATCTACGGGCGCAGGCCGCCCAGAAGCGTGTTGAGGGCCGTGGCAAGGCTCTCGACTTGGCAGGACTGGCAGCCGCGGCCGTGCCGCTGGTGCCCGCAGCGGATAGGCTCTATGAGCCGCCGCAGATTCAACCGCAACCCACCTTCCAGCAGTGAGGCCGTATGAGCACCGAACCCGAGAATGACACCAGCCGCGATGACCGACTGGACCACGACGACTTGAGCGACGCCGAGCGCGCCGCAATCGAGGGCGATGATGACCAAGGCAACGCGACGCCAGCGCAGGCAGCAGCGCCTGCCGCGGCCAAGGCGGAGGACGTGCCCCCAGCAGCTGCTGCGGCGGTGGTCGACCGCGATGACAGCGTAAGCGAGCTGCGCGAGGCAGCGCACGCGCTGACGGAAGCAGCGCAGGCCTTGCGCACGCAGGCCCAGCCAGCAGCAGCAGAGCCCGCACAGCCCGCACAGCCCGAAGCCAAGCCCCGCGACTTCGCGGCCGAACTGGAAGCGCTGAAAGAGCGCTACGAAGGCGGCGGTTTGGAGCTAGCGGAGTATATGGAGCAGCGCGACGATATCCGCGAGGCCAAGATCGTGCAGCGGTTCGAGCAGGACCGCGCCGCACGCGAGCAGGAGCAGGCGCAACAGTCGCAGGCCCAGGCTCAGGCTGCGTTCGCGGGCGCCTACACCGAGTTCTTCTCGGGCGCCGAGGCTGCAATCAACGAGCGGCTGGCATCGCCTGCGCTCAAGCCCGGATTCGACGCGATCACGATCGATCTGGTACGGCAGGGGCGGACCTACACCGATGCGCTGGCGCAGGCGCGCGAGCAGGTGTTCCAGCAGATCGGCGTGGCGCTGCCATCAGCCGCGAACAAAGCCGAAGCCATCGCCAAGGCAACAGCGGCGCGCGCGCCCGAAGGCCGGCCCAGCCCGACGCTGGCCGACATGCCGGCCGCTGCGGCGCTGTCGACGGGCAAAACGGCCGAGCTCGACAACCTGCCGGTGGAAGAGCTGGAGCACCGCATTGCGCGGATGAACGACAAGGAGCTGGAGGAATACCTCGCCGATGCCGAAGGCGGACTCCGCGACCACCCGCGTGCTGGCCGGAACTGAGTAGACCGACATGGCGATGTATCAGGATCTTCGGCCGGGTGACTCCATCCAGATCGGCGCGGCAGTCATCACCGTGGAGGCAAAGTCGGGCGCCCGCGCGCGCCTGAAGATCGACAGCCCCGACGATGTTCGGGTCATTCGAGCCGAAGATGCTGGCGCAGAGATCGCCAAGCCTGCAGCGCCATCTGCCCCCAAGCAGATGGCGACTGCGGCAAAACCCACACAGCTGGCTGTACCCGCGCTCAATTTCGGGTAAGCTGGTGCCACTCCGTGCGCATGAGCGCGCGGTGCCAATCAATCTGGCGCATGAGTGCCGACCCCTGTTCCCTCAAGGAGTCCATTCATGGCCACGACTACACATGGCGTCAACAGCCCGCAGGCTGTCAAGCGTTTCTCTGCCACTCTCTACGTCGACCAGGTGCGCGAAAGCTACTTCGGCTCGCGCTTCGAGGGTGCCGGGCAGACCCCCAATACCCCCATTCAGGTGCTGACCGATCTGGCCAGCGAGGCGGGCGACACCATCCGCTTCGACCTGAGCAAGCAGCTCCGCGGCCGTGCCACCTACGGCGATGACCGGCTCGACGGCAAAGAGGAAGCCCTGCGCTTCGCTCAGGACTCGCTGCTGATCAATCAGGTGCGTTTCGGCGCTTCGGCCGGCGGCCGGATGAGCCGTAAGCGCGTGCTGCACGACCTGCGCCAGGTTGCCCGCGCCCGCATGTCCGAGTGGTGGGGCCGCTGGAACGACGAGCTGCACTCAATGACAGCAGCCGGTGCGCGTGGCATCAACGAGGATTTCATCGAAGGCCTCGACTACACCGGTATTCCGGACACGCAGGTGTTCCAGGCGCCGGACGCCGCGCACACGCTGTATGGCGGCGCCGCGACCAGCAAGGCCTCGCTGGCGTCTACCGACAAGATGACCCTGCTGCTGATCGACAAGCTGCAGACGGCAGCCAAGACGCGTGGCGGT